ATTGATGTCCATACTGCTATAGTAACCGCTTTTACTGTATCCCAATTTTTATATAATAAAACTCCTATTGCTATTATTGCGCCAATAGCAGCTATAACTACCCATATTGGTATTGTTGTTGCGAATAGAGTAGCCGCAAAAGCAGCCTGTACTGCGGTTGCTATACCTGTTACTATATTATATAATGCTAATGCGCCTGCTACTACACCCCATGCTACTGCGAAAGAACCTAAGACTATTGCTATATTTGTAACTAACGCTTGATTTTCACTAATCCATGTGCTAACACCGACTAAAGCACCTACAAGTGTTTTAACTGCTGTGCTTATAACATCAAATACTTTATTAAATATTTCTTCTATTTGTGGCATATGTGCAATTATCCAATCCATAAACTTTTGAAGATAAGGCATGAATTGTAATGCTAAAGCCTCGGTAACTTCACCAAAGGCATTTTTTAATATTTCTAATTGTCCACTAAAAGTTTTTCCAGCAGCTTCGGCACTTCCACCAAACTCTTTCTCTAATTCTTTTAAGATAATAGTTTGAGCACCAGCCATGTCACCGCTTTCTTGCATAGCCTTAATACTTTTCTTTTGTTCATCAGTAAAAGTTACACCAACCCTAGTTAAAGCAGTTATACCCTTTGTAGGATCGTTCAATGCCTTACCCAAAGCAATACTCTGACCAGCCATATCAGTTCCCAATGCTGTTGCCATATCTGCCGCTGCCCTAGTTGCTGCCGGGAATGTTTTACTTCCTATATTAGTAAAAGTTAATAACAAAGATTCAGCCGCTAAGGTATCTTCTTGTGTAAATTTAGTAGTTTTCTGCATTTGGTCGGCCACGTCAAGCAAATCTTTTCGCATAACTCCAGCACTACCGCCTGTAGACTTTAATACTGCATCTAGTTGAGCGATTGCATCTTCTCCTTCAGTTACACCTTTTATCCCCATGACCAAAGCGGCGCCAAATCCAGCAGCTATTGCAGCTCCTGCTACCATAGCTACTTTACCTACTCCACTAAAAGCTTTTTGCATTCTAGTTGAAGCTGAATTAGTTTGGGATTGCAGTCTATTTATCTGACCTGTGGCCCCTGACATAGCTGTTGTTAATTGGGCTGTATTAGCAGTAATAATTACTTGTAATTCATCCACAGTCATCTATAAATCACCTCTTCTTTTTATTATTTGCTTCCGCATACTGTAAAAGCCTAGCCTTTGCTAATCTCCAATCCTGCTGAACTGGTTCTTCTACTAAATCACTAAAAATACTTGGATAAGCTTCTTTTAGACTAGGATACTCAGCCTCTTTATTCATTAGCCTTGCCACAGATATTCCTATTAAATTGGCTAAACTATGATTTAGACTTGCTTCTTCTCTTATCCTTAACTTAGTGTTAGCTTGGTGTGCATCTATAGTGGCTTTAATTTCACCATAGGTTAAATACCAATACTCTGATATGCTTATGCCACTTTGCAATGCCGGAGGTAATATATCTTCAAATAGTTGAATTAAACTTAAATTACTGCTATCTGTTTTTTTTCTTTGTTAATTATTACCTCTGCATTTCTAATTTCTTCCTCTTTAAAGAATCCACTAACTTTGAATATCTCCATAATTACAGGAATAAAGTCTATAAATGTGTTACCTGCTTCTATATATTCATCATATAAATCGTAAGTTTTATCAAGAGTAAATCCTTTGTTATATTTCTGTAGACTGCCATGAAATATACTTATTAAATCCTCAAGTCTTGGTAGAGATTTATCTGCTTGCATGAATATTCCTAAAGGGCTTTTACCCATCTTTCTTTCTAAATCCACACAGTTTCGTGCATCCAATCTAAGCTTTAAATCTTTTTTACCAATTGTTATTTCATAATATAGCATATTAATATTACCTCCATTCAATAAAATAAGGACATCATTTAAGATGCCCTAATGTTTCTATACTCCTGATGGATTAGTTATTGCTATTTCTGTGTTAAGTGTAAATGATGCGGTGAATGTTAATGCATCCCCAACCTTTGCCCCTGCTATTGTAGTCATTACACTTGCACTAAATGTAAATATTGTTTCGTCTGGGAAGGTAACAGTAAATTCTTCTATTGTTCCTGCTACTTCCAAAGCTTTTAATACTCTGTAATTGGAAGTTGCTAAACTGTTATCATATAAAAATAGAAATTCTAAATCCCCATAATCCTTTATTCCTGCTATATACTTTTTTGAACCATCTGCAAGGGTTGTAACTTCTACCTTGTCAACGCTACCACCTAAATCGGGTACCTCCTGTAAGTTATCTATTGGTGTTGCTACCAATGCTACCATATGACTGAGTACTATTCCTTTTGATAAAATTCCACTCATATACTATCACTCCTTCTTATTTTGTTTCTAATCCTAGTCCTTTATATCGTAATATATAACTTCCAATTCCATCTACAAATAATGGACCCCCAAAATCTCTTTTATAGCCCAAACTTTTCATTTTTGTATCTATTAGTTTTGAATTATCCATAAGAACTTTTAAACTTTTATCCCACACTTTAACCATAGTTATCAATTCACTGTATTCTAGTGTATCGCCTGTTAAAGTATCTCTATTGCTGTATTCTATATAAGATATAACAGGAAAAATTGTAGTAGGAGAAATAAAATTTTCACTTATTACAGGTAATCCAATCTTTTTTAATTCTATAACTATTAAAGGGTTCATATCTAACATACTACAACCTCCTTATTGCTTCTCTAACGGATGCCATTATATCATTTGATATATTATCCACATTGGTTTGTAATGCTGGATACATGTAAGGTTGAGCAGGACCATGTATACTCCCAAACTCTACTGGTGCTGCGTATTCAGTGTTAGTATAAACTGTTCCGCTTAAACTTCCAGCATCTAATCTATGGTCAATACTCGCCCTTAAAAATCCTGTATCTATCGGACAATTTTGCTTAGCGGAAGCCTCAACTCTTAAGCAGCCTTTTTGTATTCCTGCCATTATGGCCTCATTCCCAGCAATGTTATCTAATCTAGCAAGTAATCTATCTAGCCCAATTATTTCTATACCCATTTAAACCACCTCTAAAGTAAGTTGAGCGAGTCTACAGTCATTGTTAGCTATCTTAATCATATAACTATCATCTGTAGCACTTGTGAGCTTCATGCCCTCAATAAGAGTCTTATCTTCTGTTAGTCCTAAGTGCGTTGCTTTTATATATCGTGGGTCTAATTCATTTATTACTTTTGTCAATAAGGATATACTTACCTCAACTGCGTGAATACCTGCAAAGGTGGAGAGTGGCTGACCATAAGCATCATAACCACTCTGTTTCGTTTCTGCATTATAACTTTTCATTCTTTGTTGTATCATAGGAACCTCACCCGTCTATTCTTGTTGAGTACGTTCATTATATCGATGGTATAACCATTAACATAAGACTCTGAAACTCCGCTAAAGCTTTGAGAGGATATTCCTTGCACCTTTACTCTGTTATAATTCTGAATCACCATCTTTGCTACAGTTGAATCAAGTTTCACATCATATACAGCCATATTACAATAATCGGTAACTTCCACTATAGCGTCTTCTGCTAACATTGCTATGAGAGAATCCTTAGTTGTATCGGCTAGTCCGAGCATCAATTTAATTCTTTCTAGCATTAACATTATTTATCACTCTTCTTTTTTGTTTCAACTTTTACAATTTTCTTTATTTCTTCTACTTTTTTTAATTCCTGTTCTTTTCTATGTCTATTTAGTAACATTCCATTACCTCCTAAGAAAGTAATAAAGAGGCTTTTACACCTCTATATCAATTATTTTAAAAATGTTGCTTTTACTGCTTTACTTGCATCTGATAATACTGCTACAAAGTGCTTATCAACTGTGATTACGCTAGTTTTAGTTAATATATCTCTGTCTGTTTCAACTGCAGTATTTCTCTTTAAGTAGATAGTAAGCGCGCCTGCTTTTACAATATAATTTTGTACTGTTGTTGCTCCTGCTACTAGTCTGTTAGATACTGCAACTTGGCACCCTGCTATTTGACCGATAACACCTGTCATCATAACTTGTATTGGGTATTTATTGATATCAAGGAAGTTAGTATCTAATCTAAGGTCAGTTATTTGAGCAGAATTTATAAATAATACTTTTGGTTCGTAATCTTCTTCTGCAAATAAATCTACTGCTGCAACTATAGATGCATAACTAATTTTTGCTGCTGCTCCTGCTACATAAGACAAAGTAGCAGTTTCAAGTGCTACCGTACAATCTGTGTCTACTTTACTAGCTATAGAAAGTTCTAATTGGTCCTTTGCTTCACCAACTGGATCACCATAACCACTTAACATAGCTTCATCAGTAATTTCTACACCTTTCGCAGCTTTTTTAACTGTTACAGTAGTTGAGCTAGAAGTTAACAGCTCTGGTACTATTGCCACACCCTCTGCTACATCTATTGCATCACCAATATAAGCAAACTTAGGAACTGTTATTGTATCTCCGGGTTGACCTACTAGAGTTGAATCAATTTTTGCTAATGGTGCAAATTTAATCTTAGTTAATAGTGTTGCGCTTATCATATCTGCCATTACTTCAGGGTTAATCATATTTGCTAATTTTGTTACTGCCATTTTACATTACCACCTTTTTTATTATTATTTATTAAGTTCATTGTATAAT